CAGCGTAGAGTCGATCAAGTACATCGACGATGCAGGTGTGGAGCAGGTCCTTGCGACGACGGTCTACGAGGTCGACACGACACTCGAGCCCGGCCGAATCAGGCGCAAGTACGAGCAGGACTGGCCAGACGTGCGAAATCAAGCCGACGCCGTGACGATCGATTTCACCTCTGGCTGGGCGAATGCGGCCGCGGTCCCCGACACGTTGCGTCACGCCATCCGATTGCTCGCGGCGCACTACATCGAAAATCCACAAGCGATGGCCGCGATCCGCTCGCAGGAGATCCCCTACGGCGTGCGAGCGCTGCTCGATTCGCATCTGGTGATCGGAGCTGCGTATGTCGCTTAAGACGATCGGCGAACTCAACCGGCGCATCGCGCTCCTCGAGCCGATCGAGACACTCGACGGGCAAGGCGGATCGTCGACGACCTTCGTTGAATCGGCGAAGGTCTGGGCGAAGATCGAGCCCTTGGAGTCGCGCGAGATGCAGTTCGCCGGCGGCGACGAGGCGTCGATCTCTCATCGGATCACGATCCGCTATAGGAGCGGCATCCGATCGGGCTGGAGAGTCTCCTACTCTGGCCGCACCTTCGAGGCCGTGGGTCCGCCGCGAGATCTCCTCGAGCGTCACCAGTTCATCGAGATCGATTGCTTCGAGCGAGAGGGGTGAAGCGATGGCCGGCGGATTCAAAGTCCAGCTCAAGACAGCCAAGACGATAGAGGACTTGCGGCGGGTCTCCGAAGATGCGAAAGCGCGTATCGCTCGAGTCGTCAGCGACTACGCGGCGCGCGTGAAACGCAGCGCGCAAGCGCGTGCGCCAGTCGACACGGGAGCGCTGAGGAAATCGGTGATGCGTCGCACTAGTCGCGACAAACTCAGCGCGCAAGTGATCGCCCAAGCGCCGCATTCTGTCTTCGCGGAGTTCGGCACGGAGCAACGTCAGCCGCATCCGTTCCTCGTGCCATCGCTCGAAGAGGTGAAAGAGGGATTTCGTCGAGACGTCGCCGCTGCCATCAATGGGGCGCACCAGTCGTGAGCTTTCGAATCCCATTCAACGCGGTGCAGAAAGCGTTCTACGAGCGCCTGACGAGCGAGCTGCCCGATGAGGAAGTCGCTGATCATCTCGCGCCCGGGAAGAGTCGTCGCCGTATCGTGCTCGGCGAATTCACCGGCACGAGCGAGGGCCGACCGAAGGGTGAGGACGGGTATTTGAAGACCGAATTTACCGTTCACGCGTTCGAGCCGAGCATGGGAGCGAAGGCGCTCAACGATTTGATGGACCTGATAGCAAAGGCGATTGGCGTTGCGCCACTCGAGTTCGACGGATTCGATTCGACCGAAGCGGACATCGAGTTCGTGGAGGCCTTCGTCGAGGAGCATCCGGACGATGGCAGCTTCATCCGGCATGGCGTTCTGAAATTTCGATTCGTCACGCAAGCATCAACGTAGTGATCGGAGGTAATCATGGCCGTGCACAAGGGACGAGACCTCTTCGTTCAGGTCGATCTGAACGACGATGGAGGCGCAGGTGCGGATTGGGTGACGATCGGTCAGCAGAGAGGAGGCGGCATCGAGGGCGGCACGACGACCGCGGACGGCACTCACAAGGACTCCGGCGGATGGGAGTCCGGCGTTGCAACGCGAAACAACTGGACGATGCCGGTCGATGGTGCGCTGAATCCATTGGATGCCGCGTACACGTTCATTCGCGACAAGTGGAAGAACGCGGTGCTCGTCTGGGTCCGATTCAACGACGTCGCGATCTCGGGCGACATGCAGTACGGCCAAGCGTGGATCACATCGTTCAGTCGAGCGGCGCCGAACGATGACGTCGCGACGTTCACCATCGAATTCAAGGGCGACGGACCGCTCTTGCCGCTGCCGGCTTGATTCATCGACCACAGATAGGAGACCACGATGGCAGCACTCACGATCCAGACGACACTCTGCACGGGCCTCAATGTTGGCTTCGCTGCCGCTTCGGCTGGCGGCGATACCTTCATCAACGACGGAAAGACGATCCTTCACATCAAGAATACCGACACGGTGTCTCATACGGTCACCGCAGATCGGTTGCAGTTGTCGAGCACTGGCCGCGACGACAACGAGACGTGCACAGTTCCGGCTGCCGGTGAGCGAATCATGGGACCGTTCCCGACGAATCGATTCAACAGTTCCGCCGGCGCCGTGTCGCTCACGTACGATGCCGTTGTCGGCGTGACGATCGCGGCGATCAAGCTGGGGACGACGCTATGAGCGCGAAGACGATCGATTCGACGCCAATCCGCATCGCCGGCGAGGATCGCTCGCTGTACTTCTCCGCCTGGTCGACGATAGCTCTCGAGCGCGAGCTCGAGACGACGGTGAAGGAGATTCATGCGCGACTGGCTCAAGCGATGCTCGTCGGCGCTCGACACACGCAAGCCGCGCTGGATGCTCTCAGCGCGCAGCAAGGGGATGGCGAATCTTTGGCCGACGTGCTTCGCGATAATCCAGAGGAGTACGCGAAGCACATTGATCGGGTGATCGCCGCGAGCGAAGACCTCTCCGATTCGCGAATCTGCTTCTCTCTTCGCGAGACGGTTGCGCTCTTGTGGGCTGGACTCCTGCACGAGAACGAGAAGCTCACGATGAGAGATGCGGCCGCGCTCTACGAGCAGGCCGAAGGCGACGATCCGAGCGAGCGCGAGCGCCACGTCTTCATGCGAGTCATGAACGCTTTTTTGTCTGCCACCGCGCCCCGCGAACTCGCCGAAACGTGGCGCGGTCTCATGGCGGAGAGCGCATCGAGTTAGGCGACTGGGAGCGCCATCTCGAGCTCGCGAACGAGACGGGGATCTCGGAGCCGGAGTTTTGGGCGATGTCGCCAGCACAGTTCTTCCGCCGCCTGAGCGGTATCGCGATCAGGGAGATGGCTCGACGCCGTCATATCGAGCATTGCGTCGCGTGGCAGACCGCACGTCTCACCCTGGCCGCCGGCACGCTCAAGCATCCACCGAGTCTCGGCGCCATGTATCGCGACTTCTCGTCCGAGCTCTCCGGCGAAGAGGTCGAGCGCGATACGTCAGATCTCGATGAAGTGCTCGCCGAATCGAATGCGCGTGTGAGGGCCCGAGATGGCAGTTAGGCTCGCACCGCTCATCCTCCGCATCCTCGCCGGCACGGAAGACCTCGAGAAGGGGCTCGACAAGGCGTCGAAAATTCTCAAGCGCAAGTCGCGCGAGCTGGAGAGCGCTGGTCGAGCGATCACCGCATCGCTCTCGATTCCCGCTGCGCTCGCCGGTGCGGCCGTTTTCAAGATGGCCGGCGATTTCGACAAAGCGATGGCTCAGTCGACAGCCATCATGGGCGATCTCTCCCAGTCGATGCGGAGGGATCTCGCCGACACCGCGCGCGAGGTCGCGAACAAAACCACCTTCGCGGCGAAGGAGACGGCGCAAGCGTACTTCTTTCTCGCTTCGGCCGGCTTGGATGCGGCCGCATCGATGGCTGCTCTCCCTGCGGTAGCATCCTTCGCGACAGCGGGCCAGTTCGATCTCGCACGCGCAACAGATCTGCTCACCGATGCGCAGAGCGCGCTCGGGCTATCGTCGAAAGATGCAGCGACGAACCTCGAGAACATGATCCGCGTGTCAGATGTGTTGGTGAGAGCGAACACGCTCGCGAATGCGACGACGGAACAATTCTCCGAGTCGTTGACCAACAAGGCTGGCGCGGCGCTCCGGCAACTGGGAAAAGACATCGAGGAGGGCGCTGCCGTCCTGGCCGTCTATGCCGACCAGGGAACGAAGGGAGCAGGAGCCGGCGAACAGCTCTCCATCGTGTTGCGCGATTTGCAGGTGCGAGCGATCGAAAACAAGGAGGCATTCAGGGCGGCCGGCGTCGAGGTCTTCGATGCGAACGGCGAGATGCGCAATATGGCCGACGTCATCGAGGACCTCGAGCGTCACCTCGCCGGGATGTCGGACGAGCAGCGACGCGTCGCGCTTTCGACGCTGAATTTCTCGGACAAGAGCATCGGCGCCCTGATGGCGCTCATCGGCACAAGCGCGCAGATCCGCAAGTACGAGGAAGGTCTTCGCGCGGCGGGCGGTACGACTGACCGCGTCGCCAATGCGCAGATCAAGAATCTCTCCGATCGAGCGGAGATCCTCGGAGACCAATTCGCTGACGTTGCGATCACAGTCGGATCTTCGCTGGCGCCTGGCTTCGAGTTTCTCTTCCGCATCTTGGAAGGCGGCGCTTCGGTGCTGGCGACGATCGCCGCAGCGACGGAGCACATGCCCG